AAGTCCACTTTCTGCTTGCATCACCATGAGTTCCATGGTTATCCTTAGATGATACATTATTTGAGAGAGCGTTATCATCAAATCCAAAGAAACCAACCTTGTTATTACCAACTCCGCTACTTACATTGTAACTGAATGAAATACCACGGTCTGTATTGGTATCAAATCCATGAGTAACAGTTATTTGTGATGTAGTAGTAACACCAACTGCTGTACCTGTGAATGTTACAACCTTGGTTGCAGTATTATATGCAGTAACCGTAGCGATACCAGAAGCATCAATACCCGATACTGCTAGTTGGTCTCCAGTGTTGATGCCAGCAACTGAATCAAGAAGAACCGTAGATACACCAGATGCGACAGTTCCCATGACTGTCTTGATACTGGTTACATCACCAATACCAAAAATAGCATCATTAACTGTAACTTCATTTGAGTTAACAGTGGTTGTCGTACCATCAACTTGTAGGTCACCTTTAATGATAACCGTACCTTCACTGCTCAGACCATCAGGATATGGGTCAATAAACAGTTGGTTACCACTACCAGATTTGGTGGAAATAGTGTTGGATGAAATACCAACACTACCAAATGTCTGAGGAGAGTTCCACTGCCATGCGTGACCAGTGACTACGATTTGATTATCTCCATCCTCATCATATTCAATACTAACATCCTTACTTGTACCAAAAGTAAGTTTGGTATCATCAGGAATAACAATCTCACCAGATCCATTAGGATCAAGAATGATATCTCCGTCGGTATCAGTAGAAGATAATGTATTTGTATCTAATCTTAAATTATCTACGTTCCACTGATCGACCTTTCTGTTCTGGTCAACAATAGCAACAAATCCATTTGCTGCAGTTGTGGGGTTTGCTTGACCGGCGACTAGACCAGGAGCAATACTTAATAAGTCGGTGTAGTATCTACCACCAACTACCTGAGCGTTCTGTGCGTTATCACCAGCAAACAGACGCCCACCTTTATTACCGTGAGTGCCTACTCCAACGGTAAGACCTAGTTCACCAAAGTTGAGACTCGATGGAGCGCCAGTGCCCGTAGATCTTTTTACTCGTATAATACTTGCCATGGCTTAGAAATTTCCTCCATTGATATCCAAATTTTGGGTTGGTCCAGGCGTTAATTCTAAAGTTGCTTCAAATTTATTAGTTGACCCGTTATAGACCAGAACAGCACCGTCCTGAACTCCCGATATGTCAACATCAGATAAACCACCTAAAGTTCCACCACCTCCGGCAAAGGAAGATAAAACCTTAATAGCATTTTGTGATCCAACTCTGACTTTAATATCTGCCATATGTTTTAACTCGTAGTAACTCCGGCTGTGACGATAGCACTACCCTCTACCACTCTGGTTTTAAGTGATGAAGGGTCGCTCAAAAGAACATCATATACATATCTACCAGGTTTCAATCCAGCAGTAATTGACGATCCTAAGGAAATTTGCAATTGTCCTTGTGTTCTATTGGGAAATGAAACAACAAAGGAAGCAGCAGTTGTTAATGATGCTGCTGATTTTTTCAATTTTGAAGTACCAGTAAATCCCGTCAGATCTAATGGAGCGTTAGCACTACTCTCAAGATTAAACGATTGGTCAAAATTTGCACCAACGTCAATTGTAATGTTGCTTACATATGCTGCCATTATTACAGTCAGTTAGAATCTATCTACTGGTATTTATAAATCATTTTTTCACAATAGATATCAGAAGTGATTTGATCTCCTCAATATCGGATTTCATACTCTCCACATCGTTCTTCAAATTTTTCATTTCCATCTTTTCCTTATACTTTGCTTCAGAAAGTTTCATAAATTTATCAAATTCAGTTTGATTTTGATTAACAATGGCACCATTGTTCACATCCCTATAAAGGGATGTGTCTGAATCAACTTTTAAATACTTACTCATCTGATGAGAATGATCTTAGGGCAATTGATCTAAAGTTTTTAACTCTAGGAACTTCTGCTTGATTAGTAGAAGTCATTACAAGTTTAATCATAAATCCATTAAACTGAGGTGTATTTTCAGCAGTAAATTTATATTCACTAAATGCATTTTCAGATTCATTTGGATTTACAACTTTATCTGGTGATCCATCAATGTTGAATGGAATGTACGACTGTGCGCTGTCGTTAGCGTCATTTCTGAACAACTTATAGAACACTCTAACATTGGCGTCTCCCATTCTATGTGCATCAAATTGTACAAATAATGAATTAGAAGTAAATTCAAGATTAACTCTCTTGGTTTCGTAAATTCCAGAATTTGGATCAAATCCAGGAATGTTGACTCTACTATCAGTTTCATAATTGGTAACCTTAGAATCAATAAGATTACTAGTTGCAATAATATTAGTTGTATTAAGGTCAATCATAGGTGATACATTTTCATCAATGGTTGACATTAGAAGTTCAAGTTCAAATGATTTTTCTCCGCCAAGAAGTTCGGATTCATTTAATCTGGAAGCAACAATTCTTGGACTATCAAGACGATTTAACTGATTTATAGTGACATCTTCATATCCAAGATTTTGGAAAGATGCTTCATTTCCACTTAAACTTGTACCTGAAGTTGTCTTAATTCTTGCAGAAATACTTGTTCCAGATGGACTAATCAGATTAAAGTTTGGATTGATATATTCAAACGGAATATTTTGAGTGACCTCAACAATATTACCGCCACCTGCCTTTGTTGTATCAAAAGTTTTAGCAGTGTTTTCAAGACTTACATGATAACTATTAAATGTTTTTTCTCTTGGATCAATATTATGAACCTTATTAATTTTCAAGAGAGAGACTTCATTGAATTCATATTTAAACACATTTGTATTTTGTGCATGATTTGATCTAAGACTTTGATCTACAACTCTATTTGCAATAGTAATATCATTACCAGAAATAGTATTGTAAGAAATAATTTCTTTATCAATTAATAGATAACCAGTATTGGCAGCACCAACTGTTGATCCCTCAAACGTAGTAAAGTCTGTTCCAGATGCAACATTAATAATTGTAGTATCATCATCAATTGCCGCAGTCAGAGTTGTTGGTTTCACATCACTTGCAACATTATATACTCTGAGTTTGTTGGTGCTTGCATGCATTCCATGGTTATGGTGATCAAACAACATTGTCACACCATCTCTGATTGGATCATTGTTTACATATTCAACCGTAGTCATATTTTTAGGAGTGCCAGAATCATTATAGAAAGTGTATGCAGTTCCAGCAGAAATGTTATTCTTAACATTATCAACAACCAGCAAGTTAGTTCTGGTCGAAACACCTACGTTAACTCTCACTCCACTTCCAGTAGCACCAAGTTGATTCATCAACAGAAGATCTCCGACCTGATATCCAGCACCACCATTGGTAACCTGAATTTGAGTAACTGATCCACCTCCAACAGTTACAGTTGCGGTACAGGAACTACCAAAACCAGTAAGTGTTGTGAACCCAATACCGGTAAATGTTCCATTTGTTAAACCAACACCAGCAGTTGGTTGAACTAGTGCCAGGATGCTCTCATTAGTAGGAGCAGTTTTAACTGATAATGGACCACCAGTTGCAAATATCTTGCCATTATTATTGCCTTGTCTAATTTCATTGCCAAGTCCAAACGCAGTGTTTGTTGCTGCAATTCCAACAAATTGTCTCTTAGAATATGCAGTGACTGGATTGTTCTTTTTGATCTTTCCTACTGGAAGTTCACTGTTAAAGAATGAAACTGATACTGGAGTATCTGTTACAAACTTCGCTTTATTGAGTTTGAATTTCAGGTCTTCTAATTGACTTGGAGTCCAGGTTGACTGGTTTTGTGATTTGAACAGTGAACCAAGATATGGTTGCTTGTTATAAACTGATTTTAGACGGAGATCTTCTTCGCCCATTCTAGTGATGAAGGTCAGATATTTTTCTGTGGGTGATACAAGAACCAGAGCATATTCATAACCAGATTGGAGATATACAGGAGTGTTAAACTTGAAGTTTGTTGCTACACTACCATCAGTGGATACATTTACATCTGCGGACTCAATGTTAACCTGACCAAATGGTACAATGGTTGTAGTTGGAGTGCCATCCCTCATAGTTCTGATTTGAACAGTTACGGGAATTGTAGGATCCTTAGTCTTGAAGAATAAATCACCACCAGTAATGAATACACCATCAGATGCTGGTCCTGCTTGATCGGTATCAATTAAGAAAGATTGAGCAAGTGGATCGTACCAAGCACCAGTATTAGTAGAACTGGAAGATGATCTTTCTGTTCTCGTTCTGGTTGTTTCATTAGTTCTAAGTCTTGTTGCCGCTTGGGTTCCTATCTGTCTTCTTTCAATTTCTGGGGTTTTGATTGCGAGAACTTGCTCTTCGACACTTGCAGCATATCCAGTTGCACTATATTCAGTTTCAGCAGAACTGTCACCTGGATCTAAGATAGATGCATTTGTTTGTGATGAAGTTAGTCTAATTGTATTTGTTCCAACAGTGAATTTAGGATTTGCAGCAAGAGTTGGATCTGGAATATGAATTGAAAATTCAATATCACCTTTTTCGTCAGTTACTAACTCTGTATTTTCAACAACTGCTTCTGCTGTTCCATCTGCATTAACAATAACCATTCCTTTTTTGATATAACCAAGAGCTCTTGGATCAGTTTGATTAGAAAGACCCGCAACATCGATGTTTATAATATTTGAGGTTCCAGAATAAGAAGAACTACGTCCAGGAACTGTCTTTGTTGGATTATTGAATGGTCCAATTTCATGGTTATGCTGTGCCGTGCGGAAAAGAAGACTTGCAGATCCTTGCACATAACCGCCAACTGTTTCTACAATATCAGCAGTTTTGAATGCACCCTTAGTCATCTTGATAGGAAGATTTTTGGGGAATACAAACTCATTCATGTCAACATTTTCCATGAAAACATAATATTTTGTATTTGGTTTTAGTCTCTTACCAGTTACCTGCAGATTTCTAGAACGACAGTTGTGGATGATATCCACACCAATAATTCTGTCTCCAAGACTAATATCCTCTTGACCAGAACTAAGATCAAGACCAAATATTCTTTCAGTACCAGATTCTGATAATGTTTGTTCGATAGTGTCTCTAAAAGTAGTTGAAGAACTGGATCTGTTAGTAGTAACCCTACGGATTCCACGTCCTGCCTGCCTCTCAATTCTAGTGCTGCTACTGCTACTACTTGAAGAACCAATTACCGTACTACCAGTAACTCTTTCTGAAAGTAAATTGGTTCTTCCACTCCAAGTGAATTCCGAAGAATTCCACCAACTTGCTGCCATACCGCCATTTTCACGATTCTCAACACCAAGCAATTCTGACATACTATTGAATACAGAATCAACTTTAACAATATCGGGAGTTGGAAGAATAACTTCTTCAATCCAAAAATCTGTAGCAGGAGATAATTCTATCGATCCAGCATATAGTGCAATGTGATATGGATTTAAATTTTCTGTTCTAGTTGCAAGTGGTTGATCAATTAATTCAACTTCAGTAAAGTTTAGTGTCAAACCTGGACCATTTCTGGTTGCATTACTATCAGAAAAATCATCTGCCCAAGCATAGTCGGCATTTGCAGAGTCTGCTTGAGTTGTTATAGTTTCAAACTGTAATGTAACATTTCTTTCGGTAGAACGTGGACGCATTTCTCCACGTTTTAAGTCAATATCAAATTTTGATTCTCCTGTTAAATTAGATCCATCATGATTTCTGAAGTTATCTACAAAGAAACCGGATTTAAACTTGTCGAGTCCAGTATTGGGATCTTTAATTGATAGATTTTTAGTATCAGTCTCGAGTAAAGATAATGTAGTGTAGTTTTCGAGATTCTTAACTCTATTTTCCAGACCACCAATGTCTTTCATGGTGAATCTCTTATGTGGAACAAGTGTCAAATTTGTATCAAAGGTTGCATCAAATACATAAGGTTGCATCCCAATAACACCAACTTCAAATCCTTCACTATTTGCAACTGGAATTTTTGGATATTCGGAAGGTTCTCCTTCCTTAATCTGAAACTCTCCTTCCTTAGTCAAATACAATCTATCAATTCTACCAAGATAGTATGCATAGTCTAAGATTATAGTTTTATTAGATACCGCAGTTTCTGATTTTGAGTTTGCAAATGATCTTGATTCAAATGCAAACGGTGAATCTGTAGAGGAAAGATTGTAAGTATCAACCCTTGGTCTTAAGTCAATAACGTCAGATGCTCTTTTATCAAAAAATACTGGAATTTCTGTTGAATAGTTAAGAGTATTGTAACTGTTAATAGATTCTACCGTTCCGGTGCTTTCATCGGTTACAATATGATCATAAACAATTCTAAGTCTTCTGGTTGGTTCATTAGCACCTGATTTTCTATTAATTCTTGCAATATCACAAAATTCTTTTCTATGACCACTATCCAGAGTGTAATCATCACTTACTTCTCTATCACCAAGTAGAAGAGTAGATATTGTACAGATAATACCAGAAGTTTGTAGTGTAATTGATTCTGTTAATTCAAATTTCTTATCATTTTCATATACAAAATTAAGTTGAGTACCACTTACAATATCAACAACACGAGCAACTGCTCCTGATGATGCACCAATAAATTGTTCTCCAATTGTCACATTATTGGAAAATGTATCGCTTTGATTAGAAGCAGTGATAGATGGAAGATCTGGGTTATTGGTATCATTAGATTCAAAAACACCAAGAACTCTAACAACGTCTGGAACATTTAGAGAAATAGTTTCGTCCTGAACTCTTGTTCCGTAGACATTATTAAAGGTTAATCCGTCATTAAATGTAGTAGATCCAATTCCTGATCCACCATTCATAGATCTTGATACAACTAAATTAGCGCATCTTGTAATTGTTTTTGCCTTTGAAGTTAATTTACTTCTCTTACATGTAATAGTAAGGGTTGCGTTACCAGTTTTAGAAAGTGACTTGAATTCAACTGATCTAAGGTCATTGGCAACCGTAACTTGGGAATCAAGTATAATTTCTTTATGTCCATCTTCCCAAGTTAACGTATAATTGTTTTCAGTATATGGTTCTAAGAATAAATCATTATCACCAAGATCACTTAGTTGGAATGTAAATGCAGTTGTAGTTACATTTTTGCTAATCTGCTTCCTTACAATATAGTTACTGTCAAGAAGATTAATAGAAGAAATATTTTGATTAGGAAGACTAATCGTCTTTCCTGGTTCACCCGCTTTTTCTAAGACACCAGAAATAACGGCAAAGTCAGTAACATTGATCGTACTACCGGTAAGAGATCCATCACACACTCCTACAACGTTCTGTACGGCGGATAATGTAGCATCGTTGATAGCGACTGCGCTTACTCTGTTGAAAGTTGGTAGAGACCCACCTGGTTTAGAGAATTTGACAATATCACCAACATTCACAAGTTGTCTGAAGTCTCCAACAGATGGTGAAGTTACCTTATTAGTTGTATGATTAATATTGAAGGATGCACCAACTGGGAAAAGACCCTTTTCTCTGGTGAGCGCAACATTAGCAGCAAAAGTAGAAACGCCGACACTTCTACCAACTGATTTTACATCGCTTATATCATTATCTCTGATTGCTGTGATATTTCTACCTACTTCAAGTCCATTGATTGTAAGTGGTTCATTGATTTGAAACTGTCCTTGCACGTCTCTTAGTTCAAGAGATGTTCCATTGGAAACTGGTTCAAAAAGGTGACCGCTAGCACCACTAAATTTGCCCCTTACAAATGCAGATTTGTTAGCAGTAACACCAAGTGCAATTGTGAGAATTGTAAACGTTTGGATATCAAATAATTTTAAGTCAAATCTTTCTGTATTAATACCTGATATACTCTTTTTACCAAAGTCATAAACTCTAGCATTTCCAATTACATCTCCCTGAGTTAATCCATCTGAGTTGAGTCTTTGATTTTTTAATTCAACTGTGTAAGTATTATTGACACCAATAGTTGGTGAACCGTAAACATTTTCTACTTGAAGATTATTTCCAACTCTGACTGGAACACTAATATTTTCTTTTTCTCTTGTAGTTCTTGGTTTTTCAATATCAACCGAAGTAGAAGAAATTTTATCGACTTCATATCCTCTTACATACGCTTTACCTGAGGAAATTTGAAGTGAAAAAAGATCATCAGAAGGCGTATTACCATCCTGAGTCAATTGACCTGGTAAATAAACACCTTTGTTTCCAATTCTATCGTTTAAAGATTCTCTAATATCAACGGCAAATGGTCTAATGTAATAGTCTCCTGACTCATCATATGTTCTTCTTGCAAGTTCATCTTTAAAAATACTATAATCAGTTTTATTGACTAGTTTTTCTACAATTCCATCATCTACACGCAACAATTCTACAAAATTAGCGTCCTCATTATCTGTTAGTGATTTCTTGGTAAGGACTGCAGATATTTTAAATCTATCTGCACCTGGTGCAGACTCGTTTGAAAATCCCTTAGCGTTATCAAATAAATCAGGATTTTCAGAAGAAGCGGTTACAATATCCTCTGAAATTTGAAGACCTACTTTATAACTAGGTGAATTTGTATATTGATCTAAAATTACAGTGCTTGCAGGTACTTTTACGAAATACCCTCTAACAAAAAATACTCCCTCATTAATTGATGAAGAAGATCCAATTTTTGTAGATTCTGAAACAATACATCTTGCAAATTGATTATTTGCAGTAATAGTAGTTGATGAAAAATTAATATCTTCTAATGTAATTAAGTTTTCACCATCTAAGAATTCTGTCGTTACACCATCAGTTCCAGAGGCAGTATATTTGATGTATAAAGTATCCAAAGACTCTTCGGATTCAACATTTGTAAGGCAGTTGACTACAGTTGCCTTAACACCAGAAGTTTCACCTTGAATCTCAATATTATTATCTTTAAGATATGAAGTATATGCGCTAACAGGAATTTCTAAGAAAGTAGGATCAATTCTGATTGCAAAATACTTATTATCATAAAATATACCACCAGGAACAATCATTGACCCTTCTTTGAAGAAGTGCTGTCCAAACTTTTCAATCTGTCCCTGAAGAATGGACTGTAATGTAGTTAGTTCCCTAGACTGAATTGGAAATCCAGGTTTGAACAGTACCTTATTATAGTTCTTGTCCTCATTAAAATCATCAAAATAAGGTGAGACATTTAGATTGGTGTTCTGGGTCATGTTCTTAGAACTCTACTACGATTTTTACTTCTTCTTTTTGAGATGAGGACCTAGTGATGGGTGCTCTGTTATCAATGTAAATAATATCACCTGAGTATTTTTCAACATCTGGGTTTGCTTTTCCAGTAGTAAAAGTTTGTCCTAGATCAATTATTTTTCCACCGATATTTGTGCTAGAACCAGCAAATGTAATATCAGGTTGTAAAATAGATTGACTACTACTGTTAAATACTGCATCAGTACAAGTAATTGGAGCTGCTATACCTGCAAAATCAAACTGCTTAAATGCATTATTTGCAATTGTTGACAGACCCACCGGTTGATAATATCTTAAAACACCAGTGTTTTGATTGAATGAAGCAACATAACCAACTGCTGTTTGACCAGCGCCAACTGTTTGTCTAATTTCAGCATTCACTGGATAAATAATTCCAGAGGTAACTCCAATACCTGTAGGTGTTAATTTCAATGCACCAAGATTGGTTGCGGTAGAAGTATTTAGAATGGCAGTTGAACTTCCATATTCAGTTGGGTTTCTAACAAGACCAACTCTTGAAAAAGTATTTCCAATTACAAAATCAGGATCAGCATCGTACTTGGAATATACCATGATTCGGTATGAACCCAACTCACGATAAATGTCTGCTCCATGCCCATTTTTTGGTGGAATTATGACTTCAAATGATGCTCCACTTCCGGAAATTATATTTTTTGAACCAGCAGAAGTTTGATCAAAGTTAATCAATCCCCTAGTATAATTTACTCCGGGTGATGTGACCTCAACTTTAGTAACTTCTCCACCAGTGATAGTGACAGAAACTTCTCCACCAGTTCCGTTACCAAGAATTGGAACGTTTGCTACTGTTCCAGTGGCACCATCACCAGCAATTGAAAATCCAGAACCTCGGGATAAAATATTTACTGTTTCAATTCTTCCACGAACAGCAGCATTTTTTACATTTGAAGTATTAGCATCTCCCCAATTTGCTGGGAGAGGCATATAATTTTCTGTGGTAAACTTAACAATATCCGAAGGGGAGATTGTATAAAGATATTTCCATAGATATCCATCAGATCCATTTCCTGCTACTTGAGGAACTGTATCTACAAAGTTTGGTTCAATTAGTGATCTCTGACCATCTGGATTGTCAGGATTGGAACCATTGTTAATACAGATATAAACTTTAAATTCAGAATTTACAACATAAAATCGAGACTCATACAATGTCTTTGAACTAGTTTGAGGAGCTCCATTGGTGATATCATAATCATTTTTATACATGTCATAAGTTATACCAGAAGTCCAATTGATTCTAGGTACAATTCTTGCAACATCATTTATTGCAATTCTTTTCAGGAATAGCATTGAATCATGATATCTATCTTCCTGTTCAAATGAATCTCTAGGATCAGGAGGAGTTGATGACCAATTAGCAGTTCCATATTCTTCAATTGATACATTTGTTGGATTTGGATGTGCCAAAAATGTATAATAGAAGTTAGAAGTCGTGCCAATTCCAGTCAAAGACTTTGTAAAAGTCTCCGCATTCAATATTCTAAATTGGTCAGTAATTATGGCAGGCATGTCTGTCCGATTTTTTGATTATTTATACTATGTGTAGGCAACTCTTAACTGAATAAGTCTTGAGATGTGCGCTGAGGTATTAATACCCACATTACCATTTGTATTATGGAAAGTGAATGATTTTGCAGTCGCTATTGGTCTATCCCCTGTATTTATCTTACCCCAACTATAAGTACCGAAAGTTGCAAGATCAGTTGGTTGTGTAAGGGTATTGATTCCTGCCAAAGATTTTACGTTAGCAGATACAATAATTGAAGATGATCCAATGGATACTACCTTTGCAGCACGATAAACATTATCAATAAAACTTGCACCGACTGCAACAACATTATCTGCATGATTATCTATTGTTGTGACTCCGGCACCAAGAGTAGTATTTCTAATAACAAAATAATCACCAGTAGAAATACCTGGTCTTGAAATTTGTTTATTATTTGGAGTTGGACTATAAATTGTCGAATTTGGTGTAAGAGTAAATTCAATTTTTGGTGTAGTGGTTCCAATTCCTACCGCACTTGCGCCAATAGCAGTAATATTTCCAAAATCACCTTCATAGGTAACTTTTTTAATCTCCTCAACAACCGCAGTAGTTCCCAGTCCAACAACTCGGATATCATTCAATGTTTGTCCAAGATCATCAATTCTTGAGAATGACCAGCAATCTTCTACATATATTTCAGTATCAGTAGAACCAACCGAAGCAATTATATTGGTTGATGGTAGATAGAGAGGTTCAAGGTAAGATCTTTCCTTAGAAATAATTTGACCATCTATAATAACATCAGAAGTTTGTTTAGTCCATTCTACTGGTCTTAGGAATGATGTATCAGTAACAATACCAACACCGGCGTAAGTTTCAGTTTCAACAGTATCAGAAGCGATCAATTCGTAAATAGTCCTCTGATTTTGACTAATGACAAGATCCTGTCTTTGTAATCTTAATTTATCACCAGGTTTTACTGACTCTTCAATGTCAATTGAAAGGAAGTCTTGGTCGGAACCAGTGTAGAAGTAAATTTTAAAATTACTTCCTGGTTTTGGTGCTTCGTTAAATGTTAATCTTGTGCCTCCATTGAATATGTAATCAATTCCTGGTTTTTGTAAAACATCGTTCAAGAAAATCAATAAGTTGTTGGCAAGAACTATTCCTCGACCCGGTTGTGCAACAATACTATAATATTCTGTACTTGCAATAGTTCTAGTGAGCAGGAATGATTTTCTAGCACCATTGAATTGGTTACTAAAATCATCAAGTTCTAATAATTGTCCAAATACCCATCCAGAAAACTTATCTTGATATTTGTTCTTGACTGTAATACTGAAATCGGTGGATCCAACTCCCACTGGATTAAATGGAAGACCAGTTAAGAATAATTCATCTCCAACTTCATATCCAATGCCACGATCCGAAATATTGAATCCAATAACACTACCACCAGTTCCAACTGTAACATCCATCTTGGCACCAGAACCACTGCCACCAGTCATTGATAAACCTGTATACGGTGCTGGTTCATCTGTGAACACTTTGGGTGGTGCTGATTGACTATATCCAGTACCACCAGATACAACAGTAAATCCGGTAATTGTTCCCGCAGCGCCAACAGTTGCAGTAACCGCAGCACCGGTTCCACCACCAAGTGTGTCTGCAATCGAAACGTTTGGTGGGAATAAGTGCCCAGCACCACCAGAGCGAACACCCATGGTACTTACACCAACAGTGACTCCTGTAATTACACCGGAACCATTTACAACTGCAGAACCAATAGCACGAGTAGGAACTTGATAATTGCTACCAACACCAACTGTAAATTCATTAATTATGCCGCCGCTAGGAAGATCCTCATTTAAGTTAGATCCAGTAAATTTAAGATCTTCCCCAGTGTTTGTTTGTAGAACTCTATAATCAGATTTCAAGATAGAACCAACGTCACCAAAGAAAGGTTTCTGGAAAATATTATTAATTAATACCGCTCCAAAACTTGTAGTGATTCCAGTTACACCAATACCGTTTTGAACAATACTAAACTGATCCGTAGTTCCATCAAACTGTTCTGAGATGTCATCCATAATAAGATTGGTGCTATAATCCAATCTGTAATAGATTCTTCCAGAAAAAGTTGATCTAGTTGTCAAGTTACCAATTCCAGCGGGTCCATATGGTGGATCACTGAAATATATTTTACCCTGATTGATTCTATAATCACCGGAGACTATTGTAGTAGCGGCACCAACGGTATGTGCAGCGGCAACCGTACCCATTGCTCCTCGCTGAATATTAAGCACATTGGTCGCTCCTACACCGACTAGATCCACTTTAAGTATTTCATTTTCTATTCTGATGAGGGACTTACCTACAATATTTGATACATCTGTTACTGAAATTTGTGTTGATCCAATACCAACAGCAGTTGCTAGACCAACAATTACATCTTTTCTTGCAAGAGGACTTTGGATAATATTATCAATTGTGATAATACTTCTAGACGAAGCAAGATCAGTTTCTGTTGAGAATGACTGAGTAAGTCCAATACCCAAAGTATTGGTGAACGTCATCGCTATTCCTGTATCTGCTTTATCTTTACTAATAGCAAGTTTGAAAGTATCATCACCAGTTCTAATCGCATAAACTTCTGTGGGTAAAAGATTAGTCGCAGCAACACCAGGAGCACTGTCAGTCACAATACTGATAGATGCACCAGTATTAATTCCAGCATTTGTTGGATCGTATATAAGTTTTTCCCCAGTGTTAAAATTGTGATCTGCTACAGTAATCACACCATCAGTGGTGTTAATTGCAGTTACAGGATTAACTGAATGATGTAAAAGAGAATTTCCATTATTCTTTATAAAGAATGTGCTTAATCCTATAACTCCACCACCAACACTTGTTGTAATTCCAGTAAATGATGGACTGATATCATCTATCATAAGAACCTTATTAGTTCTAGATTCATTATAATCAGTAATTACTTTAGAATCAAATATAATGAGTTTAGATAAATTGGTAGCATTTGTATCTTCTGATGCAAGGTCATAACTCATTCTTGTATGAACCGATGCATCACTAACTATTTCAACATTAAGATTAATTTCAGTGTCTGTGCGATTATCATCAAACCTTGAATCTGGTTCAGTAATAATTTGATAATCCGAGAAATTTTTATATCCAGCAGTATGATCTAAACTGTCAACTGATTCTTTCCAATTTTCTAACGCAATTTCTCCACGAATACTATATGAAAATCTTTGATAGTAATCGTTATCATGAATTCTTTGAAGATTATCATTTAATCTACCAATATCATTCCTCCAAACACCAAAATCGTTTGAAGTACTTCCTACTTTCAAATCAAAATCAAATTCAGTTATATCTGAAATGGTCGCCTTGAAATTACCTACGACACCACGAATTACTGATTCTTCGGTAAATTCTCCAATGACATTTGTAAGTCTTAGTGTATTTAAATTTTCATCCCAACCATCTTTTACTACAATACCAGATACACTCGGATTATTGACATCAATGACCTTTTCACCTTCTGTAAATCTAATAGGTTTAAACTCCGGAGTAAATGCTGCCAAATCAGTTGATTTGATAACTCTACCAAATTGTGCGTTTTGAGCTGTATTATAATCTCCGCCAGTAGATCCAATTCCAGCAATAGAGTAACTTACACTTTCAGTTCCACCAACTGTATTTCGAGCAGTTATAGTAAAGGTTCTAAAATCATAATCACTAGAATTATATCCATCTACATCATTAGTAATCTGAACATTTTCGACGAAAATTTGATCTCCAACTTCAAATGGGAAAACAGTGAATCCATTTACAGGTGCTTTTAATGAAAGAGTATTTACTTGTGAATTTGAAACCGCTCCAATAATACTAACACCATTTGAATTATTTGTTGGTATAATTTTAAGATCCTGTCTCAAATTACTATCACTAGAAATAATATCAACTGATTCAACTGAACCACCTTGGAGATTTGCTCTTGTTATGATCGTGCTATTTCCAATTCCAATAACTGTTGGTGGGGTAGTATAATTAAATCCAGCAGTGGTAATACCGATTCCCTTTAAAACTCTAGTATTGATTAGTTTAAGGATGATATTACTATTTGCTTTTGGTTTCAGAGTGTTATCTTCTAAGTATTCAATACCAGGATCACTAACTTTTACATCTACAATTTCACCAACTTTTTTACTGTTTAATTTTAAATCTGCATTTTTTCCTGTGGTAGTTGCAATAGAAACAACTGCTGGAAAATTTTTGGTATTATTACCAGAATTTACAATTTTAACTGAGTGTATTCCACCAATTTCATTTTTGGAATTAGTGGAATAGAATGCACTACTAAATTCTGCAGAAGTATATGATGTTGTTTCTGCCGATCCAACCAAAGTAAATCCGAACGTACTTGATCCAATTGATGTAATTTTATAATTTTGATTGAATTTTGAGTCTACTATTGAAATCTTAGAAAACTCACCTACATTTTTATCAACAGATGATGGATATGTGTCTGTGAATTTATTGTCATCTCCTTCAATTCTGTAATAAAATTCATTTAATAGATCATTTGTAATATCAAATACGATTTGAGTATTAGGATCTCCATCACCAATAGTTCCTTCTCTCTTAATTAGTTTAGATTCATATCTAGAATTAAATCTTTCATCGGTATAAAAATTAATATCAAAATTTTGCAAACTAGTGTCAGAAACACTGAGTGCTAATTTTCCACCATTTATAACATTTAACTTTGGATTTACTTTTGAAATTTCATGTGTTCCATGTCCCTGCTCAGTTATATTGATATTTTGATATGGGAATGATTTTGAATCAAAATCTGATTCTGCTAATCTAAATTTGTCATCGGATATCTTAATGACATGATACTGTCTATTATCTTGCAGAGGTGTTGCAACACCAACAGAATTTGTATAGATGACAACATCACCTGTTTCTAAACCATGATTTGTAATCGTAACTTCTGACGATGTTATAGATGCAGGAAGGAATGTTTGTGGATCAACTACAAGTTTTTTGATAGTTTTATTGAATTTTAATGTAAATTTTTGAGTTTTATTAGGAATTATATTGAACTTAACTTCATCATCTACTCGTAATGTATGTGGATCATCAAGGATAACATTTGCAGAAACCTTTTTAACTATGCCAGTCAGATTATTTTTTATTTGAGATAATGTATGATTATTTCCTGTTGAACTACTAACAAAGAAAATAGAAGATGATGCGACACCTGCTTTTGATGTTGCTAATCCAATAAAATCAGTTGCAACATTTACGGCAAAAAGATCAACGGTAGAAATATCAAATGGATTTGTTAAGGCAGCATTAGCAGAAGCATTAATTGTTCCACCAACAGAAACAAGGTTTAATTGATCACCAGTGTTAAATTTATGATTTCTCAAATAAATTGCTCTTGGTGGAATTGAAACAGTTATACTTGTGCTTCCAGCAGTACCAACAACAACCGAAGTATAGGTTGAACCAATACCAACAGCAGAAACAGCGAAATTTTCTTTATTGCTAAAATCTATATTTTTGTTTTCTAATTTTTTACCAATGTCAAAGGTAAATTTCTGCAACTGTTTTGTTACTACCGTTCCTGCTGAATGACTACTTCCAGAACTACCATTAACAACTCTAGTAACTCTATACTTGTTATTAGTATTATCAATAGCAACAATTTGCATTAACTCATTACCAATTTTAAAAATTTCATCTTTCCGGAATTTTCCGGTAAATGTCGAGTCTGATAATTGAATATCTGTTGTGAGACCAGTAGTTGCTGTATTTGCTATAGCAACAGATATTCTACTGCTAAGTGTGGTTATTCCAATTTGTCTAAAACCTTCAACATTTTTATACAGTGAAGAAGAAATACCAGAGATTTCAATAATATCATTATCAGAAAAACCATGTGGAATTGTAGTAATACCAGTAATTGTATTATTTTCAACACTGAATATTGTATTTTCCAATATTGTGTTTGAAGTTGTGATATTGAAAATATCTTTTCCTAAAATTTCATCAATTTCAGCATCAATTGATGGTTCATTAAAATTGATTTGCTCTCCAACTTTATAATCAGAACCAGAATTTGTTACAGTGATAGAATCAATTCTGCCGAATTTTACTTCATTTACATCAAGTTGTGTTTTAGAAGTAAGAGGATCTTTTAAAAATGGATAGTTTCTAGATGAATCATCTAATCCAAGATGAGTTACATTTCTCTTATATAAACCACTATTCAAAATTGAATCACTTTGATCGATTAAACTATCATAGTTAAACAAATCAGTTTCATTATAATGTGATTTTGTAATATATGGATATGCAAGATTGTTATTTGAATCTAATGTAGAAAAATATGCATATGTACCATTGGGGAATTCTGGAGTTATACAGAATCTTCCATTATATTCATCGAGATCTCCACTTGCTTTGTAAATAAAATCTTGAACAAAAGTTCCGGCAGTAAATCCAGCTGGTCTGAGTGAGGTAGAAGTTTCTATATCCGTTTCATAACTGGAAACCATTTTTTTCTTACCACCAGTATTTCCATCAGTAAAAATTGCAATTCCATTTCCATATGGACCGTAAATTGGATTACCATCATATGCCCATCCAATAATCGGAGAGTGATCTAAACCAGAAGTTTTTTCATCTCCATTGCTGTCAAGATTATCGTTCAATAATGTACGAAGTTTTTTACCTGGATAGAAAGAAACTACTTTATTTTGTTTTGCTGATAAATTTGATTTAATTTGAACTAGATCTCTGTTATTGGGAATAGAAAGTGCGTTTGAATATCTTTCAACATTATTAAGTTTCCATTCATGAACTTCTGCGTTTAATTTTGCACCTGAACCAGTCGGAATAACTTCAACAGTTGTACCCTCTTCATATCCAGTACCGGGATTAATAATATCAACCGATGTTATTGAACCATCAACAATAGTAGCAATTAATTTTGCCAATCTACCCACACCAACTACGTTGATTGTTGGTGGAGTAGTATATTCTGAACCAGAATTTGCAATATAAACTGAAGTTATTTTACCATCGGCAACGATAACTTTGATGTCTGCTTCTTTTCCAGTTTCAACTTTTACAAGAGTATCTTTCTGATAGTTTATTAAATTAGTTACACCATAACCCACACCACCATTTCTGATGAATACATTATCAAGACTTCCTTTGACTACAGGAGTACCAATAGCGTTATAGTATGAGGGAATACCACTGGTTTCACCAACTGAAACCAATCCGTTAATTGTTACGTTGATACTAGGATATTTGAATGTATGAGTTCCTACACCAACACTAGTAAGATTTTCATATATTTTTCTTTCATAGTTAACACTACTAATAGATGATGCAGTTCCTGCTTCACTCAAATAAAATCTATGTTCATCTAAGATAGTTACTTTATAATTAACTGTCGTTGATAATCCAGCAATAGCAGTACCATCAAACGAATATTCTATATTATCTCCATTTTTGAAAGAGTGGTTTTTTGCATAAATGTAATTATTTTCAGTATTGATGCCAACAAAACTAGAATATAAGTTTTTTTGATCCGCAGGTGGCCAAGATACTGCATCAACAACTACTTTTCTATTAGAAAAATCATTGGTAGATTTTGTGATAACAATTCTATCAATAATTTTTCTAATTTTTCTTGACGTAATGGTATGTGTTTGATTACCAAAAGCATTGAAGTCAATCGTGCCAATACCTGCTAATGCTTTCTCTTTTGATGTGTGTAGAGAAAATTCAGTACTACTAATTTTGTGGATAAAATATACTGCACCGGATGTAAGTCTAGTGGTTGAAAAACCAACAGAGGTGCTTCCAATACCAATCGGAGTTCCAGTTGAAGAGTAATTAACTTCTTCACCATTTAATAATTTGTGATCTTCCGATATAGTAATTTTATCATCACTGAGATTTACACCAAAATCATTAAAAGATACAGAGTGATTGAATCCTCTCATTCTTGCTTCTGCCGTCGCCTCAGTTCCATTTCCTCCAGAAATTGTTACAGTAGGAGTATCAACATAATCAAAACCACGATTAGTTAAGACAACATCTTCAATTGTTCCTGTGTATTGTCCGATAAGAGAAACACCCGATCCATTGCTGTCTGCAATTGATACTTTTGGAGGACTTACAACATCATAACCATTTCCGCTGTTTAAAATGTTAATGGCATCTATTTGACCAAAGAAAATTGAATCTTCTCCGATTGGTGAATTTAATTCAATACCATTTAAAGAAACACCAATTGGACCAATAATATCAGTATGTTTAGTTGCTGGTTGTGGTGTCTTGTATATTCTTTTGAAATTATTTTGATTAACTAAATCCAATCCAAATATAGAGGATGGGGTCAATTTATGGGTATGACTTCCGGAAATAGTTGAAATTCCAGTAATATTCAAATAAATTTGATTATTAAGTGAAGCAGGACTAGGTGATAGTTTAATATTATTATTATCAATTACAGAAGCGTAGTAATTTCCCTTAGAAATTCCACTTATTCCTGAAATTAATTCATAATATAACTTTTCACCATCTTTAAAGTTGTGGTTAGGAATATTAATTGTATTTTCACCCATATCTACAGCAGTAGATTGGAACTCCTTTGATCTGTTTGTGATGTCTACATCATTGTAACCAGGAAATCCTGAGAATGCTACATATGTATTTCCATCATTATCTAAAAATGTATTTTGGATATTTGATAAAACACCATCGCTGTTGAGATTTGAATTTACAAAATCAAGTCTCTTTCTTACGATATATTTTTCATCAACTGTTAAAGAACCAGCATTGATCTGAAACTCAGTTCTACTATTGACTGATGTAACTAAACGATTTGATTCTACAACATTGTTATCGCTTGCTCTTAGTATATCTACATAATCATCAACATTGAGATAATGATCTACCTCAGTTATAACAGCAGTTGCAGTTGAACCTTTACCATTAGTATATGTTACATTATTATAAAACCATCTATTGAATTTAATATCTGTTTCTTTTACTTTTTTTCCAAGATGCTTAACTGAGATCGTGTCGTTTTTTCTAAACTGATTAGTATTTGATTTTTCATCAAATCCTACAATAGTTCCAACAACTCGCATCGTAACAAGTTTATTGACATCATTATCCTCATAACCATATACAAAATTTCCATCAATAATTGAATCGTTTTCTGAGAGAGAAGTAGATAAACCTACGCAATTAAAAAATTGATTAGCACTTTTGCCGTTGTAAGTAACCTCAGCATATTCACCATTTTCTAAATTAAAAAATGAACCACTTTTAGGAAATCCAATAGTAGAATCAACAGTTAAAGTTGTATCTGTAACACCAACTCCTAAGACCTTGGTTTTCTTACTAACTATAAATTCATTTTCAATAGAATCTTTTGAGAAAAAGATTTTGTTATATTTTTTTCTTCCTAAAACTACATCTTGCCTTCTTGCAACTACACCCTTTGCAGTTGGATTATCAACTGAACCTTGTAGTAAAGTTGTTTCTTGAAGTTTAGATGCATCTCCACTAATTGTTTCAAAAATTACAATATCCGAACGCGACCAATCAGCATATGATGCTAAAATTGTATTATCAAATGGTTTTAAAACTTCAACAAATTTTCCAAATAAAACGCTAAAAAGAATTTTTAGAGAAGAGTCTGTCCCTTTTGAACTATAAAAGTCTCTTGCTCTTGAAAGGATATTATCAATATTAACATTTTGGAATTGTCTTTCTTCGATTCCTGGTAAAAATAATTTTTTATATTTTTTGAAAAATTCTGCTAAGAATACTAAACTAAGGTTAGTGAGAGATGATCCTGCACTATGAAAACTAGAATTAGTAACATTGAAATTTAAAAATTCAGAATTACCATTATCAACATTATCAATACCACAAAAACCTCTAACACATCCAGTAAATGCAAAACTAGTTGCATTTGGAAGTGCTGATGAGTTTAATGGGTTATTATTTGTTAATGCGTATACATCATTAAGGATATTTTCTTCATCAGAAACTGTAATTGAAGTAGAATCTATAACTTGTGTAACGTAATACACTTTTCCAGCAACAATCGATGAAAAAGATCTATCGAAAATAATACTTTGATTTCTGAAAGAATCTAAACCAACACAAGATGAAAGTTGAATAGTATTATTTGTTTCATTAAAACTAATAACTTTTTGTTGATACGATGACTTGCCAGTATACGTAAAAATTTCATTATTTATTTTTACGAGTCCATTTTTAGGTAAAAATCCTAAATGATTATCAACTTCAATAGTACTATCAAGGTTTCCAATAAACTTAGTCAGTTTTGGTGTCGTTGCAGTAAATTTAAGTTTCGTAAAACTTTCAATATTTTTTAAATTTGAAATATTTTCAGCAAGATCAACTGTTCCATACTCATGCTCCTGAGACAGATAGTACTGCTCCAAAAATTCTTTGAAGAGTGGATTATCATCTAAAATAAATTCTGGAAGTTGACTTTCCAGAATATTGGAGATTTTTACTTTACTATCTGACATTTCTTATCGAGTAAATTTCGTGCTGCTGGTGTAACTTGAAGGAGGATTATAATCAGTACCAGATCTATTAGATCCAGAAGTGAGTGAATCCTCTTTGAGTGTTAAAACACTTTTTCCTGTAGTATCTAGGACAATATAAAGATTCTCTTTTGCGACAATATCATTTGATTCTGGTGTTACTCCAATTTCAATACGATTGAGAAGAGATGTGGATGAAATATTGATTGGGAAGAGAATAATTTCACCTTTTACGTAATCAACAGTTCCTGCATTTTCAATAACTGTCAAAATTTGATTATTTTCATCAAATTTAATAACTGATATAGATCCAGTTTTAGGTTCTGCTTGAAGTGGTCTTCCTGGTATGGTAATATCAGTATCAGGAACATCAGTTAAGAAAAGTGTTCCTTCGATACCAGAAACTGTAAAACCAGATGATCTGATATTGAAACCTTCCACCTCAGCATGGAATTTATTTGCATAGCAGAGTTCATAATTTGCTAGAGTATTAAATGCAGGAACTAAATTCCTCCTCATTACAAGATTTGTAATATTTGAGGTAATTCCTTTATCAACATTATCAATTTGGGAAAGAAGTTTACTATACTTTAATCTTCCACCAAAAGAATTAATATCAGTTGATTTTGCATAATTTTCAATTGCTGTAATAACTCTACTAAAAAGGTCTTGCTTATTTGTAACCAAACCGGGATCGTATGAAACAGTGGAATCGTACTCAACATACAGATATTTTAAGTCTAAAAATTCTTGTTTGATGCCAGCAATAGTATATTCCTTTAATTTACTTTCAATAGTATTTTTTGCTACGTCCGAAAGAGAGTCACCATTTTTTGGTTTAATTGTGATGAAAACTTTACCATATTGTGGTGGATCAAGTTCTTCACCTCCATATGCTGATACCGATTCAATATTTGGATATAAGAAAGGAATCAGACTAGTGTAATCATTGGCAGTAACCGCTCTGTACTGCGATGCATAGACCCTAGGAGCGAGGTATTTGATGGTATCAATACTTTCTATCTCATCACCGTTTGCAGACCCTTCTAGGGTCGTTATATTGGAGATATTACTTGTTATATTTGTTTCGGTTCCGCCCTGTAAATACGTTAATTTTCCAGAAAATGTAAAATTTGATGCTCCATTTGCTGCGGATCCACTTGTTTCAATATAAGTGACTTCAATTGTATTCCCAGAAGCAGGTTTTTTGCCTAAAATGTTATCGCCAAAAAGAATTTGATATTTTTCGTCTTCAATCTCTTGTATAAGATACAAACGAGTATCTGGTTCTACGTTAAAAATATTTTCATATGGAGTATACTCCTCTACACTACTTCCAATCGTCGAAACACGAATTGTAGAGGTATCAATATTGCTATTTGGTAAAATATATTTTTGATCTGGTTGCGAATCGTCTACTATAAAGGTTTTTTTCAATAAATTTCCTTCATAAATCTCAATTCCACTGAATACTGCTATTCCTGCGGAGTTTGGACTTACTGAAATGTCTTCTGGAATTGAAAAAATGTAATTTGAGTTATTTGCAGCACCCAAAGCGACAACGCCTTTCTTCAATTTGACAGATCTGGCACCAAAATTGGATCCCAGAGCAGCAGCACTTACATTTACACTAAAACTTATGGTTGCAATTGAAGATCTTTTCGATCTGGGAACATATCCAATATTTCTTGCCAAAGATACAACATTTTCTCTCAATGTTGCGCTATCAATGAACGATTCGTTCACTGCCATATTGGTATTATAGGCAGTAACGTATGAATTATATGCTAACGTGTCAATTAGAACAGAAAAATTGGATCCTTCAAAGTCAAAATCCGTAAAATTACTGTTCGACCTCAGATAATCCTTAATCTGAGTTCTTATATCATTAAAATCGAGGTTGGTAAACTGGTTAAATGACATTATACCCTAGAAGGTTGTAAGATAAACTCTATATTCTGTGTCGGAAGTGGTAATCCAGTAATATCATACTCAACTTGAATGAATAAACTGTTAGTATCATCCTGACCTTCAACGAAAACGTTAGTCAGATCGATTCTAGGTTCAAAATTTTTTAATAATGAAATAACTTCTTCCCTTAATACATCATTATCAAATGTACTTAATTCAAAAAGTGTATCACCAACAGATGTTCCGAGTAAATCGTTGAAAAATCTCTCTCCAATGCGAGTTCGGATCAGATTTATAACTGATTTCTTAATCGCATCTTCATTTTTAAGAGTTGTTATGTCGTTTGTTATGGGATGACGTTTAAAAGATAGACTTATATCCCTAAAACTACGCGAACGCTTAACTGGCATCTGTTTGGATACACTTCAACATACTATCTATAATGGTTTAGTAGCGATTTGGAATTGATTTGTACTCCTCATCCATCTTTTCGGGGGATAAGGGGTCTGCATCTGACAGAACTTGATCCCTTTCATTAAGATTAATGGGTTTTGACTCATCAAAAACCACTTCTTGAAGAATTACAGGTTCTTTGTAAGACGCATCAGCGGGCAGTGACCAATGATCTGTGGTCAAACATGTGGTTCCCCACACTTCTTTCATGTAATTAGTGTCTCTATCGACTGGTGAATTACCCATTTTCCTCCTCTTTTTGTGAATTTTCGTCATTTTCGTATTTATTTTCACGCTCTTTGGCAGTTTTCCAGAAATATTCATCTTCACGACCCATTCCGAGTCGATCAAATCCATTTTCAACCTGGTAATACTGAGTTGATACCTTAAAATCAGGCATCTTTGGTTCCATTGGCGTTAAACTATTGTCATAAATGCGTAATCTATTGTTTGGATAGAGCGCATATTGACCATTTTCCAACTCAATCAAGTTATGAGACTTGTGTTCAGCAGGATTTTCACTGGTCGCATAATCAACATAGTCTGGATCATGATGATAATTGTCAATCGTACACACATAAGTGCCTTTAACGTTACCATGATCCCTTGTATAGCACTCAAAGTCCATTGAACCAATGAACTTCTTATCCACTGATACAACCCCGTAGTCCATGCAATTCCAGAATTGTAGGTTAGGTAGACTCATATCAGGTGAAGGGGTCTCAGGATCGCTTACAAAGGCGCTGATAGGGAGTTTATCGTACATTGCCGCATACTCTGGTAAGTACGTCTCAAAATAAAAAGCACGCCCAGGAATCGATTTAACCGATACCCAGACGCCCTTTACGAATTCTCCATGACCAGACTGATGATCCGTTAGATACTCTTTACGTACCCAGACTTCCATCGAAGGAAGGTTTGCAATCAAGCAGGACATACAAAACTTTACAACTGTTTATATCTATTCAACCCCTACCCTGTCCACGATAACGCTTTGGTTTGGGGTTACCACTGGATGCAGCATACTTAGTATGTTGTCCAGAACCTTGACGAGTCTTCTTGGGGCGAGACTCGATCATCACGTTGCCACTCAGACTCTTCTTAATCTTTGCCATAGGTTTAGTTTTC